CCAAGAAGAGGGGCGCTGCCTGATTCAGGAGTGCTGGCAAGCGGTTACAGCGGACCTTTTCGCGGCCTTTGAGGGTATCCAGATGCGTGTGATTGATGATGAAAAAGTGCTGGCCGCACTGACTGAGCGACACCTGAAGTACGACCGTAAGGGCAAGCCCAACGATAGCCACGCTCGAAACCTGTTTCGGACGTACCGCAGCCTCAAGGACTACGGGTGGCAGGAAACGATGGACTCCATGTCTCGCCCGACGTTCTACCGGCATATCAAGGAAATCTGCGAGGCCGGCCTGTCGAAAGCCGCCCTGCAGAAGCTCCACGAAGCGGACCGGGCGAACAACGTCGTACCGCTGCTGCGGTTCGTCCAGGTCGATTTCAGCGCCCAGCGCCCCGACTGGTACGTCGAGCCGACCGTGGAGGCCGCTTGATGCTGGTAGCCACCCTGGAAACTCTGGCTCTGTTGGCCTTTGCGGCCACCGTCATCCACGCCCTGGGCGTGTGGGCGCGCAGCGATGGATAAGGTGGCCCACCAGTCGCTCCGCTGGGACCTGGAGCAAGACCTTTCCCACCTCGTCCAGGACGAGCACCTGGTGCGCCAGGTCCTGGACCTGGTCATGCGCCGAGTCGTCCAGGAACAGGCCGCCGAGGCCGTTCGCCGGCAGCGTATCAACCGAGACTTCAAGACGTTCCGGCGTGGCCGGAGCGTGACGCCGCCCGCATGGGCATTTCGTGAACCGGGCACAAGCCCACAAGTTGAACCTCTGAGGTAAATCATATGCTCGCTCTTATCGGCCTGTGCCAGGGCTACTACCCCGAAACCCGCACAATCAATGGTCAGAACGGCCAGACCCAAATCACCGAGCACTACGTGCTCGTCCAGGTCGAACATTCAACTAAGTTCGGCATTTCGGAAAACAAAGTTATCCAGGTCCGTATTTCGAAGCGGCATATGGATGGCGGACTCAATAATGTCTGGAAGATGGAGAAGGGCAAAACTGTGTCCGTCCCGGTATTTATCCAGGCCTGGGCGAGTAAGTCCGGTAACGCCGGATTCGATTATTGGCTGTCGGGCGATGGCATGCCGTTGAAACTTCAAGCCGTTCAGGAGAAAGCCGCTTAAGGGCCCCGGCCTTTTTCGGCGAAAAAGGACGGGTAGGGGACAAGCATGAATTTTTTGGGCTGTGACGGTGTTTGGTTGGCCAGGGAAGATGGTTCAACTATCTGCCAGGGTCAAATGAAGACTTTTACGGTCCAGGAAATGCGGGAGTTTCTGACTCCTGCAATGACAATTGCGCAGAAAGCTCAAATCACCGGCGGGCTGTTGACGTTGTTTGTCGCGGTCTGGGTGTTTAAGAAGATGCGCACATCAATTCCACACTAGGAGTAAGTCCGATGAAACAACTGAAACAACTGTTTTCCCTGGGCAAGCGTGAAGCCGTTATCGGTGGCTCGTTGCTGATGGCTTCCGGCCTCTCGATGGCCGCTGAGGGCGATATCGACACCACTAAGGCCCTGGCCTATATCGCGGGCGGCCTGGCTGCTGCGGCGGCTGTGACCGGTGCCATGTTCGGCCTGGTGGCCCTGATCGGTGCGGCCAAGAAAGCCATGCGCGCAGGGACTTAATCGCCCCCAGTCAAGCCGGTGGCGGTCACTCCGCCCCGGCTTTTTTATTGCCCGGAGAAAGGATAAATGAGGATTAAGACATGTATATCAGCCCTGAGGATATCGCTTTTTATGGCGTGCTTATTGCCATCGTTATTCTTTGCTCGGGGCGCTAGTGCGGCGGATTATTATTGGATGATTCAATCGTTACCGGATCACTTTCCGTCAGCTCGTGCGGCATGTTCTGCTTGGGCGCCAGCTACTGGCACGCCCGGTGAGTTCACTTTTACTGGGGGGATGGTGGCTAGGGATGCCACCTCGTTTTGGTGCGAGTTCAAGAACAATAAGACCGGAAAAACTGCTGCTGGGTATGGTCCTGCGGGGCGATATGGTGATTCGTGCCCGGCAGGTACGGAGTACGACAAGGCTTTAGGGGAGTGCAAGTCGCCGCCTAAGGAGTGCGAAGTTGGTACGCCTAATTTATTTCGTAGTTCGAACTATCCGATTATCGTGATTAATGGAAAGAACACGGTTCCTAGTTCTCCGCCGTCCGGCTGTTTGAGTGGCTGCGCCTATGAGGCAGATAGTTCTCGGCCAACATCCTGTTATCGCACTCCAGGCTCCACAACTGAGGGGTTCTGCAACTACACGCTCAAGAGCAACGGCCAGAACTGTTCGGCAGACTCCGGCAACCTGGGCGGCACCGGCCCTTCGCTCAGCGAGCCGAATCAGCCGCCGGTGACCGACCCGCCTTCGGACCCGAACGATCCGGGCTGTCCGAAGGGCTACAGCTGGTCCGGTACGACGTGCGTGAAGACGCCGACCGATCCCACGGACCCGACCGACCCGAAAGACCCTGGTGGTGATGGCGGTGGAACTGGTGGCGGCGGTACGGGTGGTGGCGGCGATGGTGGAACGGGCGGCGGTGACGGTGGGACCGGCGGGGGAGATGGGAAGTGCGATCCTGCCAAGGATCCGAACAAGTGTCAGGGCAATGGCTCTGGTGGCGGGGGAGACGGGAAGTGCGATCCTGCTAAGGACCCCAACAAGTGCCAAGGCACTGGTGGTGGCGGAACCGGTCAGTGTGACCCGGCAAAGGACCCGAACAAGTGTCAGGGCGGTTCATCGATCTCCGGCGACGGTGACTGCAAGGTTGCGATTCAGTGCAACGGCGACGCAATCCAGTGCGCCATCGTTCGCCAGGAAAAGGCCGCCCGCTGCGCGGATGAAGAGTTCCGCACGGTCGATGACAAGAAGATTCAGGACCTGAAGAACACGCTGGCCGGCGAGTTCTCCGGGCCTGAGTACGAACCCATCAAGGCCACCGGCGAGAACACCCATGACCTGTCGAAGCTGCTCGACACTAGCGGGCGCTTCTCCAAGGCCTGCCCGGTCATTCCTGACGTCTCGTTTCCCTGGTTCGGCAGTACTCAGACGGTGTCGCTCAGTAGCGTGTCGTCCGATCTGTGCACGTATCTCCAGTGGTTCGGGTATCTGCTGGTCGCGTTCGCCATGCGCGCCGCGGCTGAAATCATTGCGCGAGGGTTGAACTGATGCCGTTACTGATCGGGGTACTACTGCGGGCCATCGGCTGGTCGCTGATCCCGCTGGGTTGGAAGCTGCTGCGCGGCTTGGGGTTCACCGCTGTTGCCTTCGTCGGCGTCAAGGCTGTGATGGATCAGGCCAAGGACTACGTGTTCAGCAGTCTCGGCGGCGTGCCTGCGCAGTGGCTCCAGGTCCTGGGGCTTCTGCAAGTTGATGTGTGTATCAACATCCTGTTCTCCGCGTACATCGCCCGCGCCGTGCTGTGGGGGATGGACAAGTCTGGCGGCAAGTCTGGCATGCGCTGGACCGGGCCGAAGTAAGCGAGGAGGGGACCGATATGCTCTATCTGCGCACCGGCCTGCCAGGGGCTGGCAAGACTCTGAACGCGATTCGGGAAATCGACATTGAACATCAGCCGGACCCGGACGACCCGGCCAAGCGGTTGCACAAGGACCCGGACAATCCGGACCTGCCGCCCAGGACGATCTACTACTACGGCATCCCGGATATGAAGCTGGATCGGCTCAAGTCGAAGTGGGTCGAGTTCGATACGCCCGAAGAGTGGTACAACCTGCCTGATGGCTCGGTGATCGTGATCGACGAAGCGCAACGGGTGTTCGGTAACGATGGCACCAGGGCGCGCCCGGAGAAGGTCACGCGCTTCGAAACGCACCGGCACCAGGGCCTGGACATTCACCTGATCACCCAGCACCCCAGCTTGCTGTGTACGCCCGTCCGCAAGCTGGTCGGCAAGCACATCAACTTCATTCGGCCCTATGGTCGGGAGAAAGGCATCTTCCGGCATGAGTACGAGTTCTGCATCGACAATCCGGAGCGGCGCAGCAATTTCAAGCAGGCCCAGGAAGAGCGGGTCACGCTGGATAAGGCGTATTTCGGCGTCTACAAGTCGTCGACGGTGCACACGCACAAGCCGATCACGCCCAGCTACATGAAGAAAATCCCGCTGATCATCGTGCTTATGCTGATCCCGATCGGCGTGCTTGTTGGGCTTGTCGTGACCGCGATGCGTCAGGGGAATGAGGAGAAAGAAGCGGCTCTTGCGAGGAGCCAAGCGACTGAAGCGTCAGCGGGTGTTCTGCCTGGGGCTGGAAATGCTGTTCAGGCAGCCCCCAGGGCCTCCAGTGGGGCGAAATCGGCCGATGAGTTCATCGGTGATATGTCGCCCAGGGTGCCCGATCTGGTGGCCTCGGCGCCGCGCTATGACGATCTGAACAAGCCCAGGGATTTCCCTCGGCCGGTGTGTGCGGCCAGCTCGGACCCGAACTTGATCGGCAAGGCTCCTGAGCGGCGAATTCCGCTGGGCACGTACAATGGCCGGGTGATGGTCTGCCAGTGCTACACGCAACAGGTCACGCGGATGCACACGACGTTCGAGTTCTGCATGGACGTGGTGAACAACGGCTATTTCGACGACACGCGGATGCCGCCGACCTATGCCAGCGGCAACAGCACGCGAGGCTTGATCACCAGTCCGTCGGTTGACCCGGCGACGGCGATTGAGCGAGGGCGCGCAGCGACATCGCCGACGCCGGGGGATGCGTTCTCGACACGAGTAACCATCGTGCCGGACAGCAGCAGGATGCCCAGGACGCTCTGAGCGATGTGAGCCTCTCGGCTCAGGGGTTCTTATCCCTGGCTTCGCATAATGAC